GAAGAGAGAGAAAAGTATCAAGAACTAGCCAGCGATATCGAAAAGTCTATAGACCTATTGGTTAAGGTCTTAAAGAAGAATGGAAACTAGGAGGTAGAAACCCCGATGCAGGAAAAGATGTCCGAAATCCAAAATAAAATTGAAGTCGAAAAGAAGAAGACGCACATAACCCAATGTACTACCAGAAGGAGCTTGGCGAATTTATGTGAGTTCTTAGAGACGTACGAATTAAAAGTGGAAACAGAAGCCGAACAAAAGGCGCAGGAACCAGCAGCAGTAGCTGTAGAACCTGCTTTGTCCTAGGAGGAAACAATGACTGTAGAACAGGAAAACAAAATTACTCTGTATGCTCCTATTGAAATAGATGAGAGCATAAGCCAGCAGGCCCAAGAGAAGGCGGGCGTCCTGGCGTTTCCGGATGAGAAACAAAATGATCTTCAGTATATTAGATCCATTCTAGTTTCCGCTGGTACTAATAAGAACGGTGCGCACTTTATGCCATCAGAAATGCTTAAGGCGCACAACACCGTTGTAAATAAGGCCATCGACATCGAGCACGATGAAGAGAAGGTCATTGGACATATTTATGAGTGTGCTTTCCTGCACAAGGACGGGGAACAATTTGATCCTAACCAGACCATAGCAGAAGCTGAGGAATCCGGATCAAACCTAGACGAGTTAGATATCGATATCGTAGTAGCAGGTGTAATTCATAAGATGCGTTTTCCTGAGCTGGCAGACGAAGTATCTAATGGTGACTGGAAGGTCAGCATGGAGTGTTACTTCAAAGATTTTGATATTAAGATTGGAGATACCATTATCAGTCGCCAGGAGGCGACGGCGTTAGGGTATGATCCCAATGAGCTAGTAGGTAATTTTGTAAAGATTACCGCAAACAATAAGGAGTTGGGTGTTCATTCCGCAGCCCGAGTTCTTAGAGGAATTACTTTTAGTGGGATGGGGATCGTAAAGAACCCTGCTAACCCGCACTCCATCATCCTAGAGACAGCAGACGTTAAGGAAAAGAAGGAGAAGAATACAACCGTGATTGATCTAGAACAAATCGAAGCATTAAGGAATAAGGAAGTAGCAGAAGAAGAGGATAAACTAGAGACCGTAACAGCCGAAGCCGCTGGCTCACAGTTCTACATTGAGGTAGACGAAGAGACCGGCGGGATTAAGAGAATTTTTTCTACTAAAGAAAATTCTGAGAATGCGGCTCGATGGAGCGGTAATGGTATCGGCGGCCCCGGTAGCATGTCCTCTTGGCCGGACGAGGTTTGTAAGAGTTTTAAGAAGAGGGTAACTGTGTATAATGCCCTCGATCAATCCGAGGCGCAGGTTCTCCATGAGCATTATTGTGCTCTGTTTGAAGAGCCCTGCCCAGTGATTGGAGCTAGTGCCAAGGCCCCAGAGTGCTTGAGAAATTCTAGGAATAGAACAGTGAGAGATGAGGAAGACAACACTCTTACTAAGACAGTGAGAGAGCACGTAGACCAAGGCCCTGGTAATACAAACGTTACTACACTCAGCCACCCAGTTTTGTCTAAGGACGCCGCTAGTGAGGATGTTAAGGTGCAGAACGAGAGAATTATTGCTGACGCCAAGTCCTTGAGAGCCTCCCTTAGAGATTTTATTTCTGCTGAAAAAAAAACTTCCGAATAATTAGTTCGCCAATTGAAGCCGCCTCTGTTATTGACGCGGACGGAGTCCGTCGATTTAAGCACAAGGTGGAAGCGTTCAAGATGGCGCAAGGTAGAAATCCCGGCATCGAAAGAGAAAAGATGACTGGGTTTGTCTTATTGATAGGAGCTGGTCCAGAATTGATAGAGGCCGGTGAAGACCGAGAGGTCGCAATTGAAAAGGCGATCAAAGTTTTAGAGGAGCAAGACACCGTAGTTATAGTGTCTAAGCTCCAATCCAAATTTGGTAATTCATTTGTAACTAAAGATCAGCTGATTCTTACAAGAAGAACAGAAAAGGAGGACATATAACATGGCAAAGCCAGACCTACAACCAGTATATGTCAAGCCAGACGACGGCGTTGTTCGCCGACTTGACGGAAAGCTAGGCCTAGCGGCCGCTTTCGATAATCTTGTAGATGCTAGTAATGATACTAACGCAGAAGCTGCGGGTGTCCCAATTGGCGCTCTATACCACAACTCAGGCGCAGTACGAGTTCGCCTGACATAAGACATAATTAACGTTTTCACTACGTTTTAGTGAAGGAAACGGAAACGGAGTAGATGCGAGGAAGTGTGACACAAAGAGCACACCTGTCAGATATTGCGGGGGCAATAATCGGACAAACTTCAACCAAAAGGAGGAAGAATAGCTATGAACCAGATTCTTAAGTCCATGACTGAGGAAGAATTCGACGCTGCGGTTCAAGCTCGCGTAGAGGCCGCCCTTTCTTCCAGAGAAGATGCCGAGGCACGTGCCGAGGCTGAGGAGGCCCTTAAAGAGGCTAAAGAGACATTTCAAGCACTGAAAACATCCCTAGAGGCAAAGGATGCAAAGATTGCTGAATATGAAGAAGCTCTTGCAAACCTCGATGTTTCCACGCCCACAGAGGCTGAGGTAGCTGCTAACGAGAAGCTAGTAGAACTCGAAGCTGCCCTACAGGAAGCAAACGATCGTGCATCAGTAGCCCAGGCTGCTCTAGATACAATTGCACGAGAAGAGACTGCAGCAAGCCGCATGGCTGAACTTGATGAAGCTGGCGTAACCCTTGATGAAGAGAGTGCTGAAGCTCAGTACGCTAAGATTCGAGACATGTCAGATGGAGAGTTCCAGTCTTATAAGAGTGAACTATCTGCTCTTAAGGCAAAGTTTGATGTCACCGATTCAGAAGATTCGGATGAGGACAAAGTTTTAGATTTGGCCAATCTTGATGAGAATGAAGTCAAAGAGATAGCTGAAAGACTAGGATGTGACACCGCTGATTCCAAGTGTGTTGAACTCGTCCAGCAAGTTGTAGCCAAGGTAGCGGAAGTTTCCGCCAACCGAACTACTCCTTCCTCGGAAGATGCCGATACAAGTGAAGAGAAGATTGAGACGGAGGAAACTGCGTCTGATGAGACTCTTAAGAAGGAAGTGGCGTCAATGTCCCCAGGCGAAGCTATCGCCAAGGCTCTTGATCAAGAGCTTAGACCAAATCTTACTATGAAGGCAGAACTAACCCAAGCATGGGAAAATGTCTATGCTGAGAAGCACGACGATAAAAACTCTGAATAAGGAGGAACATACATATGGTATTCATTCCACGTGACCCGGTTGTCCAGAATCAATTTTTAACTCATGATTCTGAATGGATTGCGACCGCAACCGCCGGAGCCGTTGTTTATCTCTCCGGTGATCAGTTGGTCGCCGTCGTGAGTGGTTCACCATCTGGAGATCCTTACGGGTTCCTCATGCAGAACGTTAGGGCAGAGTCTTCTGCTCATCCAACTGGATTCCGACTTCCCGGCGATTTGGGTAGTTCGGACGCGTTCACGGGTGATCCCGTAGGTGTTGCCCATTTGGGTATTTATGACACCACCCACTATAACACCGCTACTACGTATACTGCCGGTGTTGAACTCACCACAGGCGCTGAGGGAGTTGTTACTCCCACAGGCGTAAGTGAGGTCAATTCTGACGTAGTTGCCATCGCTCAGAACACACTTGATTCTGATGCTGTGGCAGCAGGAAACAACCTAAGAATTAAGATTCTAATATAAACCCAAAGGAGGATATCCAAAATGGATAGACAAAAGCTCGCTGAACTTTTTAAAGCAACAGCCGCTATTGACACTCCCGAGGGTGTCGAAGCATATAAGGCGTTTGCTCAGGCACTAACAGTGCCGATCCTTCAGGAGATTCGAGACGCATCCATTATGCGACAGCTATTTGCTGTCGAGCGTCTAGCTCCTGGTGCGCAGGCTGTTTACCCAGTCGCGGACGACTTCGAGATCCCAGTATTCGTACTGCCCGGTCTCGGATATATTGCTCAGAACTTCATTGAAGGCGTAGGCGAGGAAGTATTCGTGCCCACCTTCTCCATCAGCGTTTCTGCTGATTGGAAGGTTACTTATGCACGAGACTCTCGCATCGACATTCCCGAGAGGGCTGCTCGAAACTCCGCCCGCGCTATCGCTGACTACGAAGAAGAGTCTGGTTGGAGAGTTATTACTCCAGGTGCTACCACAGCATTCGCCGGACAAGGTCTTCTTGGTGCGCGAGGTGCCCCCATTTACCAGGTACCTGCCGGTTCTACCGGTGAGAACTTCCTGTCCAAGGAACTTCTTAACCTAATGCTAGTAGGCTTTAAGCGAACTCGAAGATCCCTAACGGATCTTTACATTTCGCCTGAAGACGCTGCTGACATTCGTGAATGGACTGATACCCAGATCGACCCAGTCACACGCCGAGAGATTTTCACGGCTGCTGGCCTTGGCCGAATTTGGAACATCAATCTTCACGAGGTATTCCAGCTTGGTGCTTCTGGTCGATTTAACATTAACACCGCCGCTTCTACTTTCGGAATTTTCCAGGTAGACGGTTCTGGTGATTTCAACGATTACACGCCAACTAACGTTAACGAAGTTGACTCTAACGGCGCTGTAACGACCGCTGGTGAGACTCAGGTCTACGGATTTGATCTTTCCGTTAATGACTCTCTAGTGATGCCTGTTCGAAAGGAATTTGAGGCTCATGACGATCCAACCCTACTCCGACAGCAGAAGCAAGGTTTCTTCGGCTGGGAAGAAGTTGGTTTCGCTCTACTCGATTCTCGAATGGTTGCCATTGGAGTTATCGACCGATCGTAATATTATTACATTCTATTGGAGGGGGGCCTGTTGGTCCCCTTCCTTTAGGATCCAGAATAATGGGGTATACAATATGGGGAAATACAGTTGCCGATAGGGTCTTGCAACTAGCCCCCTGTCGGTTTTTTTGTACCAACACAAGACATTCTAGCCAGGCCTTGGTTTGTCCTAGGTAAAAACATGGTCTCCCCGCCCTGTTACCAAGGTCTGGCACTAGGAGGAAACAATGCTCACCAATACACTATATGATACGGTCCGTCACGAGTATATTGACTCTAGTACTACCACTGTTGTCACAGGAGGCAGCCGTACGGCT